GAAATCAGTTAAATGCAACAACTGAAGATCTTACATTAAGAGTAGATTTAGATAGTGGAAATAAGTATAGTTCTCCTGTTATTGAAATCAACGATAATTTATATCCTATAGTATATAGAAATGTAACTGGTACTCTTCTTAATGATTCTGAAGTAGATGAAGGTCTTACAACCACTAGTATTACTAATAGTTCAAATGATGCTACTTTACAAGAATATGCATCATACGTTGCAGGTGAACAATCAACTTATGAATTTTCTGCTTATGTGACTAGAGCTATTGATCTTGAAATACCTGCTGATGGTTTTAATATTATCTTTGATGCTGATATGGAACCTGATTCAAAATTAGAATTTAGTTACAAAGCTCAGCAAAGAGGTGACACTACACCGTTTGATCAATTAGATTGGATTGATTTTAAAGAAGATCAATTTATTACAGAATCAAATAATGGTCCGTTTACTTCTGATACTGATTTTAAACAATTTAAAGTATCACAAGATGTACCTTTTGAATTTACAGCGTTTAAAATTAGAATAAGAATGATTTGTAAAAATGAAGCTCAAATTCCAAGAATAAAAGATTTGAGAATAATTGCGGATATATAAAATGAAAATAAAAGGACATGATGATTTAGTAAAAACAGAATCTAATGCAATAGTAAATACAAACTGGAAAGTTTATGAAGCTGCGAAAAAAAGAAAGCTAGATGCGAAGCGATTAGATACTATGGAAGCTAAAATAAATAGAATAGAAAGTTTATTAGAGAAGTTAGTTAATGGCTAGATATGCATCAAAAAATAGAAGGTTAGATTATCATTTATTTCCTAAGGGAAGATCTGCTTCTCAACCAGATCTTATTCCTAATGTTATTGATTCTGATACAGGTATAATTCAATATACAAGTAATGATAGAATTACTTCGGAGTCTACTGTTGTAGATATTGGTACGTCTCCAAACTCTAATGATGGTGATCCTTTAAGAACTGCTTTTGTAAAGATAAACAATTTTATTGAAGCTGAATATAGAACTAGTGAAATATTAGATCAAGAACTAAACAGATTAGAATTCTTTGGTCCTTTTCTAGGTGTTATTAACTACGTTGATTTACCTTTATCTATGATCAGCGATCAAAATATAGCAGTTTTAAAAACAACTTTAAGAGCAAACGGTCTATCAAGTTGGAATACAGACTACCCTAACATTAACCCTTCCGCTATTTCATATACTAATAGTGATCTTATTCTTCAAGCTGGTTCTATTTTACAATATGATAAAAGCGCAAATCAATATATAGTTGTTTATGAGAATAAAAGCGATAACATTACATATGATTTTAAGACCTCTTTAACAAAATATAAAAATGGTTCAGCAGACGCTAGTCTATCTGCTGCAGAGCAACAAGCTCTATATGACAACTTTGTTCAAACAGAAGCAGGTACTAATTCTAATTTAGATATTAAAGCAAACAATGTCAGCGATGCTATTACAGAAGCACATCTTCGCTTTTCTCAAAGAGGGTTCGATTCGGGATACTATGGCTAATGGCAATCAAAAACAATTATTCAGGCTTTACATTAGCGTCTACAACCGAATTCAACAACGCTGACAATGATTCAGACTTCGGTGTTAATCTCAACAGAAACATCCAAAAAGTCAACTCAGATTATTCCATCGCAGCAGGTGTTAGAAATACTTTTATTGATGGTTACATTAACCAGTTCGGAGCCTCTGCTCGCTTCTCAACAAACGAACAAAGATTAATTCAAAATATGATAAGAGAGTCAATTAATATAAACGGTATTACCGTTCGTTATATGCCTCGTTCTTCTCCTTATACTGATAATGTATGGAATGAAAGACCTGAAAGTAGATTTCATAGAGGTCTACAAATGGATATGTTGTTAGTTGCTGCCGCTGGATTTGAAGGCGAAGGTGATGTTATGACAACTTATGGTATTGAGTTTAGAGAAGAAGTAATATTATCAGTAGCAATTAATAATTTTGAAAATCTTTACAATAGCTTTGATTCAGATTTGAAATCAAATGGAGATAGTGAAGACGCTATTGCTTTTGAAAGATCTAGACCTTTAGAAGGTGATCTAATTGTTATTCCTTTTGGTAGATCTGCGCAAAATAAAAATCAATACATTCCAAAAGTATTTGAAATATTAAGAGTAACAACTTATCATGATGGTGCTTTCTTCCAGATAGGAGACAACTATCAATATAAATTAAGATGTAGATTGTTCGAGCTCAGCGGCGAAGATCTAGAATTTAATCCAACAGTAGTAGAATATAAAAAGGATGGAACGCAATTAACTCTTATTGACTCCGATACAGGACCAATTGCTAGAGCTAAGACAGGTCTTTCACTTACAGATTCTGATACTAAGAATCTTAATATAGCAGATGATAGTGATGATCATTTTGATACTTACGCAGATAATAGAGATATAGAAGAACGAAGCCAAAAAGAGACAAGATATGATAACAGGGGAGAGCCTTTGAAAGAAAAGGCTACTGTGATAAGTAAAGATTATACAGCAGAGGCGTTTGGATACGCAGGGATAATTAACAGTCTAGATGATATCTAATGATAGGGCAACATTTTTATAACGAAACTTTAAAAACTGCAGTTGCTGTTTTCGGTAGTCTGTTTAATAATATTGTTATCAAAAGAAGAGATGGCAAGTTCGTTCCTGTTCCTATTGCATATGGCCCAAGACAGAAATGGTTAGAAACTCAAAAGCAGTTTAAAAGAGAGGAAGAGATGTTCGAAAAACTCTTGCCTAGACTCTCTTATGAACTAGTTGCAATGAGTTATGATATAGATAGAAAAATTACTAATAAACAAACTGTAATAAGAACACCAGATAGTCTAGGTAAACCAAGACAAAGAGTTCATGCACCTACACCATACAATGTTGACTTTACTTTATATTGTACTACCAAAAATTTAAATGATGGTTGGCAAATAATAGAGCAGATTCTACCTTTCTTTACTCCAGCTTATACTGTTAAAGTAAGAAATTTTCCTCTTGATGCTGACTCTGATACACCTATTCCTACTAACACTTATGACCTTCCAGTAATACTTACAGCTATTACTTGGTCAGATGATTATACTGGTGATGTAGGAGATAGAAGATTAGTTGAATGGACTATGGAATTTACTGCTAAAATTTACCTATGGGGACCAGCAGTAACTACTAATGTAATATTTGATTCAAGAGCTTTACTAGCTGTAGCTGCTAAAGATTCTGATGGTAATAGTCCTGATCTATATACTTTAAATAGAGCATCTAATATTGTTGGATCAGAGGTTGGATGGGCAAATGTTCAGACTTCTGATTCTGAAGCTATATTAGATAGTGACTTCAAGATAGGACCTACAGTACTTAATTTATCTGATTCAGATGGTAATATAGTAAAGATAGTTCGTGATTTTGGTTTAATTTAGGAAATAAATAAAATATGGCTGCAAAAGATTTAATTAATTTAGGTACTACCCCAGATTCAGGTACAGGAGATTCAGCGCGTAGAGGCGGAATGAAAATTAATAACCTGTTTGCTGATATCTATTCTAACTTTGGTGATAATCCAATAGGAAACGATCCTAATAATGCCTTCTATGGTTATAGAAGACCATTTCAAGATTATGAATATAAAGTAGGTGAGTTGCATCCTGCAGGTAAATATACTATAGTAGAATTTAAATCAGGGGGTCCTGATACTCCTAGAGATACTATTAATCAACACGGCTGGGGTGTAGATTCAGAAGGTGTGTTTGTTGACTCTAATGCAGACGGTATTCCAGATATCTATAGAGATAGTGAATGGTATTTCTTATCAAGAGGTGAAAGAATTACAGCTGATCTAAGACAAGTATCAGCTGGTAGAACTGTACATATGGTACTTCCTTTAGCAAGAGCTGGAGATGTAATTGAAGTAAGAGATAGTTTTTCATCTTGGCAACATAAAAATATTTCAATATGGACTACACCATATGAATTTATAACACCTGAACAAGTAGTAGAATGGAAAAATAATACACCTGAAGCTCAAGGTTCATACCCAGATTCAGAAGCTGTTGCTCTTATGGATCATTTAGGTGTTAAATATTACCCTGTTTATAAAAGAGTTAACTTTGCTAATAGAACAGTACATGATTCAGAAGTTATTACAACTTATCCTAAACTTGATCAAAAAGTAGAAATTATAGATGGTAAGTCATATGTAAACTTTAGTACTGCAAAAGATAATACTTTAATTTTTACTTATCAAGGTCCTGATATGGGTTGGGTACTAAGAAGAACCACTCTAATTAGTACACAGCAAATCATGAATGCTAGACAAGATAATTTTGAAGCTGGTGATTGGATAGAATGGACTAAGCCTGATCTTACTGTAAGCGGTGAACTGGAATTAAGAAACGGACAGTATATTCTTCCTGTAGCACCTTCTGCAGATCAAAGTGATATAGATGATGCTACCTCACAA